GAGATAAGCCATACGAAACAGCAGAAAAATACTACAACAAAACATTTGGAAAATAATTTCCAATTTTAGCCTTATGGTGGAAAAAATAGGCGCAAAGCAAGAAAAATGGGCGCAATAGTGGAAAAAATAGTCAGGTGGCGGAATGGTAGACGAGGGCTTCCCGCAAGAACAGCTCGCCCAAAGAGGTTACAGGTTCGAATCCTGTCCTGACTACAAATAAAGCTCAAAAGTTAGCCGTATTGATACACATTTATACGAATAATGAGCTTTAAATTTCTCAAGATGGGAACTAATAAATAAAATATGATAATTAAATTAAAAGAAGCATCAATATTATTCTTTATACAATTAGCTTTGTATGGTTTATTATGTATTAATTATAGAGCTATTGCCTTAACTCATTACCATGAGGCAGCAATATCTGACTTTACAATAGCATCAATGAATTTCTTTGTAATTAGGAAAATTGCTAAAAGCAATGATGCTGTACATCAATGGATTGGTTACGTATTAGGCTCAGTAGCTGGATCTTATCTAGGAATTTACATATCAGTATTACTAAATAGTTAACAAATAAACTATGAAAATTATATATATGAGACAGACTTTTGATATACTAGACCAGGAGGCTGTAAAAGAACTTATGCAGATAGGTAAAGTAAAAAAAACAGAAAGTGGTGAAAAATACCTTTTAATTGAAGAAATTGAAGAAATTCAAGAAAAATAGGCGCAAGATAAGAAAAATAGGTGTAAATCACAATTTTTTGGGATAAATCATTTGATTCATGTATATTTACTGCAAAATTAAAACAGTAATCATGGAAAAAAATGCTGCAAAAACTAAAGCTAATATTGAAAAAGAAGCTTTAGAAAAAGAAAATAAAAGACTTGACAATGAAATACTTGTATCTAAAATTGAAATCCTTAAACTGGTATTAGAAGCTTATATCTATGATAAAGATGCAAACATGTTTACTGAAGAGCAAAGATGTATACCAATAATAGAAGATGAAATAGATAGAGGCATAATAAAAAACAAATTAATAGAATTTATTAAAAGACTTTAAACAAATAAAAAGTAAAACTTATGAAATTACTTGAATTAGCTAAACACAAACTTAAACGCGCGTATTTAAAAAAGTATATTTGGTATAAAAAGAATGTTGCAAATCCTGACATGAGAGATGGTGAAATATCTCAAAATGAAAAGAAAACATTGTCAATAGCATTAATTATTTTAAAAAATGATAATAGTGTATTATCATCATGTCCTATTACAGGAAAAAGATATATCAGATACAATGACTATTTTATAGTTATTGATTCTAATAGAATACAACTTGTTAATCATGTATATGGTTATGATATAGCTATTACAGGAAAACAATTTTACAATCTTAAAATGAAGTTTGATAATAAACTTTATAAAACTTTCAATGAGATTGAGAATGAAGTATTAAGTAATGTCAAACATTCACTGGATCAAATATTATTAAATGTGAAAAATTCTAATGACTAGACAATCAGTACAGGAAGATGCATTAAAGATTGCATTAAACCATAAGAGATGTGGCTTGGCCATAAGCATGGGTGTAGGTAAGACAAGAATTGCTATTCAGCATTTCCAAAAAAATTACAACCCTTTTATAAAAGCATTGGTAGTTATACCAAAGTTATCTATTAAAGATTCTTGGTTAGAAGAACTACAGAAACTTAATATAGAGAAACTTGCTGATCATTTAACATTTACCACATATCTTTCAATAGGAAAACAAAATCCCAATGAGTATGATATAGTATACTTAGATGAATGTCACAATTTATTAGAAACACATTCTGAATTTCTATCTAACTTTAAAGGTAAAATCTTAGGTTTAACTGGTACACCACCCAAATACAATGATTCTGAAAAAGGAAAAATGGTAAAAAGGTACTGTCCAATTAAATACACTTTTACTATTGATGAAGCAACTGATTCAAAAATACTAAATGATTACCAAATAGTGGTACATCAATTAGAACTGTCAAAATTATTGACATTAAAAAAAACCAAAAGAAAAGGTGGTTTTTGGTGGACTTCAGAAAGAAAAGATTATGAGTATGTTACTGCACGTTGTGGTGAAGCACAATCAATGAAAGCTAAACAACTTGCAGCTATCATGAGAATGAGAGCTTTAATGGAATACACAACCAAAGAGGAATATGTAAAATCATTACTACCTAATTTAGGAAGTAAATGTATTATTTTTGCAAATACTCAAAAGCAAGCGGATAAACTATCAAAACACAGCTACCATTCTGGAAACTCTAAGAATGAAGAAAACCTAGAGCTATTTTCAGATGGTAGAATTGATAGATTGTCATGTATACTACAGTTAAGTGAAGGTATTACTATACCTAATTTAAAACAAGGTATCATTATGCATGCATTTGGTAATGAAAGAAAGAGTGCTCAAAGGATTGGAAGACTATTAAGGTTAAATCCAACTGAGAAAGCAACCTGCCACATTTTATGCTATAAGAATACCCAAGATGAATTGTGGGTACAAACAGCATTAAAAGAATTTGATTCAAAGAAAGTTAAATACTATAATCCCTTAAGTAAATGAAATGCTCAAATTGTGATGGTATAGGAACCATTGAAGTTATGACTTGTGATAACCACAATGATAAATGTTGTGGTAATTGTTATGAAGAAACAATGTGTGATGATTGCCAGGGTTCTGGTAATTATTATCCAGAATATGATGAAGATGATTGGGATGTACATACAGAAAATGACTTTTAAATAAATTATTATGAAAGTAGTTTGCATAGATGATACAAAACTTCCACAAGGAGCATCAGTTAAAAAAGGTACAGAGTATGAGGTTATTGAACAATATGTTAATGGTATGGAACAAAAAGTGTATATTATTAAGGGTGCTGTTAATGAAGGCCGTACTCAATTTGGTTTACATTGGATTGGTTATAGAGCTGAAAGATTTTTACCAATAGATAAAAAAAATATAGAAATTCATGATGAACATGAAATGTATGCTTAAATAAATAAAACAATGAAAAAAGAAATAAGATTATGGTTAACATCTTTACTAATTAAATGGGCATTATATGTATGCCCTGAAGGTGGTTTTAAAAGCGCACTTTGGCTTTTTGTAAAATATAACATTAATAGTTTAAAATAAGGTTATGGGAAAAATGAAAGAAGTTTTTATGGAAACAATAGAGCGTGATTTCAATGGAGATTATGATGCTCATATACAAGAATTAGCTAAACAATCATGTGAGGAATTTAGTTATATGCAAAGTACACCGTGCCCCAATTGTTTAAACAATACACTTCATAGAAATGAAACAGATATTGTTTGTGAAGTATGTGCACAAGAATTTATTTATGTTGAATTATCTTTAAGATTTAAATAATGGAAGAAACAGTTATTATAATTTCAGATCCTGGTGATGAACAAGGGGGTTATTCACTAACAACGATACTAAAATGAAAGATAGTTTATTTATACAATGTACTGTAAAAAATGGTGCATTAGAGTTTCCAATGAAAGCTATAGCTAATAAGTATCAAAAGTTTTTGAGTGATTTACCTGAAGGATCTAAATTAGAAGTATTTATTGGTGTAAGTGGTGACAAAGGAAGTAATCCTCAGTTAGCCAGACTGCATGCAATGATTAGAGAAATAGCTCAAGAAATAGGATACACATTTGAAGAAGCTAAATTAGCAGTAAAAAGAAAAGCAGGACTCTGCTTTACAAAAAATAAAGAAGAGTACTGCAAGTCTTTTGGTCAGTGTGATAAAGATGAACTAAACTTAGCTATACAAGCATGTATAGAAATTGGAGACTTTAGTGGAATGCAACTAAGATAATTAGTTTATGACCGTCATTTTTTCTTGAATCTCTTTTAGTTTTTCAGTTACATCTTCTTGTCTATGCATCATCATTGCAAGTTCTTTTAACTCATCAACAGTAGCTGTAGTTTCTGTTTTTTTAGCTAAACCTTGTTCATTTGCATTATATTTAAACAATTGAAGAAGTGAAAATAAAGTATAAATATCAGATTCTTCTCTATTAAGAGTTACATCAACTTTATTTTCAGGATTATCAGAAATAGCTAATTCAAATTTTTTGAACATTTCTGGTATTTTTTCTGTACCTGCTGAAAAATTTAATAGCATGTCTGTTAAAATTCTTTGAAGCCCTTGTATATAGGCTGTTGATACTGAAATATCCTTAATGATATCATTAATGTTGTAAGTATCAAATGTTTGCAAGTTATTTTCTTTGCTCATATTAAAGTGTATTTATTGACAAATATACAAATTAAAATAATAAAAATGGAACCAAACATAAATAAATTTAAAAACCAAATAAAGACTGATTCAGAAGCATCAGGATGGGATGTAATACTCAATCCTTTTGTAGATAGCAAGTCATTTGACGATGTATTTAGTTATCTAGAATCAGCTGTTAATAAAGGGCTTAGATTTACTCCACCATTCAAAGATGTATTTAATGCATTTAAAGAGTGCAAATATGATAATGTCAAAGTTGTTATAGTAGGACAAGATCCATATCCGCAGTTAGGATCAGCAGATGGTTTAGCTTTTAGTTGTTCTAAAAAAGGAATAGCAGAAAAGTCTTTACAATATATAAACAAAGCCATAGGGACAGATCATACAGATCTAAGATATTGGGCTAATCAAGGAGTATTACTTATTAATACAGCATTTACCGTTGAGGTTAATAAAATAGGTTCACACTATAACTTATGGAAACCATTTACTAATTATATATTTAGTAATATTAACAAACATAAGAAAAATACAATTTTTGTGTTAATGGGAAAAAAAGCTGAAGAATGGGAAACGTTACTTCCTGATTGTAAAATACTTAAATGTTCACATCCAGCATCAGCTGCATACAAAGGTGGTGAATGGGACCATAATGATGTGTTTGATAAAGTAAATTTAGAACTAAAAAAACAAGATAAACCTTTGATTATTTGGTAAATATTGTTTATTTTTGTTGTCTATCTTTTTAATCATACATTTGATAATCAAACACTTATAATAAAACCAAACAATATGTGGGAACTATTTCAGATAATGCTGAAAAACAATTTAACACCAAATCAAGTACTATTATTATTTGGAATAAAGCAAGGAATATCTTTGCCTCAAGTTACAAATGATGATAAGTTAACCTTAGAAAAATTAGGTTATTTAATGTTAGATGATGGTAAATATACAATGAGTGCTGAAGCTAAAAGCTTTATAGTACATTTAGATAATTATTTTATTAAAGCAAAAAAAAAGACTGATGCTCAATTAATGGGTCAAGACTTTGTTAATAAAATAAATATCTATAGAGAAGTATTTCCTAATATAAAACTTCCCAGCGGCAGACCAGCCAGAGTTAATGTAAAGATGTTATCTGAATCATTCAGATGGTTGTTTGAAACATATGATTATAGTTGGGAACAAATTATAAAAGCTACTAAAATGTATGTAAATGAATATAGGGATGCACAATATATGTATATGCAAACCAGTCAATATTTTATATGCAAACAAGATAAGCACAAAGTAAAATCATCCACATTAGCAGATTACTGTGATATGATTAGAGATGGTATAGAAACAGAATCTAAACACTTTAAAGAAAATGTAATATGATAATAATATATACAATTCAATTAATTACACTAACACTACTACTTAATTGTTTCTTAGCTTTTTTATATAATGAACAACATCCATCATCAAAAAAAGTTAAATACATTTTATTAATACCACCAATGGCAGTATTAATATGGTCAGGAATGATAATTATAACAGTGTTTATATCATTACAAAATGGTTTAGTTGAGTATTTCAAAGAAGGAGATGAGGAATGATTAAAGAAACACTTGAAGAAGCTGCACAAAGGATTGCTTATGATTCTACAGAAGCAAATAAAGGATTTCCATCTATAGAAATGTTTAAAGCAGGTGCTAAATGGCAAGCAGAAAGAATGTATAGTGAAAAAGAATTATTATTAATAGTAGAAAAAACTTTAATACAGTATACAGATATTGTATTAGCAGATATACCGGATGGGTTTAAACTATTTCAAAAATTATAATTATGACACCAAAAGAAAAAGCAAAAGAATTAGTAAGAAAATATTATACTTTTGGAATTAATAAAGAAGGTCAATTATTAAGTTGGTATGAAGCTAAAGAATGTGCTTTAATAGCAGTAGATGAAATGATAAAAACGGCCAAAGATGTATTTGAACACTGTTGGAATCACATAAGCTGGAAAGCGCAGTATGATATTGTAGATATGAATAAATATTTAACTTATTTTCAAGAAATTAAAGAAGAAATAGAAAAATTATGAGAAACCTAGTAGATTATTTATTCCATTACAATGAACATACAAAGTTATGGAACGCATTTCTTAGAGAAGATGTAATTACTTATTTTAATGACTTTGTAAACTGTAAGTCTTTAATATCAAACAAAAGTATAGATACAATTATTGATTTTATATCAACAGAAAACAACAACAGTTAATAACTATGAGTAAACCAACAGAATCATGGATAGGTCAATATGCTGCCTTTAATGAAGCATTAAAATACATGTACAAGAGACAAACCGGTGAGGAGAAGTCTATATATACACCATGGCCAAAATTCAATGATGCTACAACTGATGGTTTAGAGTGGAATACATTGACGGTTATTGGTGGAAGACCCGGTTCAGGTAAAACATTAATCAAAGATCAAATTATTAGAGAGTCTTTTGCATTGAATCCTAATGACGCATTTAGAGTATTAGAGTTTCAATATGAAATGGTTGGTAGAACTTCAGCAATAAGAGAATTTTCATCAGTCACCGGCAAAACTTATAAAGAGTTATGTAGTGCAGGAAGTTTAATTACTGCTGATACACTTAATACATGCCATCAATATGCTAAAGAAAGAGTAAAACATCCAGTAGATATTGTGAGTACTCCTATGACTGTAAATCAAATGCGTGAGCAAATTGACATGTATATGAATCAACACAAAGGAATAAAAACAATAATTACTTTGGATCATACTATGTTGGTTAAAAGAGCACCTTATCAAAATAATACATTAGATATGTTATTTGAATTAGGTGAGTTCTTTACACAATGTAAACGTGACTATCCTTGTTTATTTATTGCTTTATCACAACTTAATAGGAATATTGATAACCCAGAAAGAGCAATAGACGGTAAGTATGGTAACTATATTCTTGAGTCAGATATATTTGGTTCAGATGCAATGCTGCAACATGCTGATACTTTAATTGGTATCAACAGACCAGCAAAACAAAAGATTAGATTTTATGGTCCAGATAGATATATCATTGAAGATGATAAAACTATAGTTTTACACTTTCTTAAAGCAAGAAATGGTGATACTAGAATGAGTTTCTTTAAAGCTAAGTTTGAATCAATGCAAATTGAAGAAATGTCAACACCAGCAGTTCAAGAAAGAAGATAACAATTAGATTTTAAAAATAATGATAAGTACTAAAAACTTAAATAAAAAAGAAATGGCAATAACACCAGATGAACGTAAGACCAAGGTAAACGCTTTAAGAGAAGAGCATGAAAATTATTTCCAAACTAATGGAATAACTAATGCATTATATATTCCTAAGATGGCATATAGACCAACCGGTAAAGATGAATTATATCTTAGTTTTTTTCCTAGTGAATTTGAAAAGAATGAAGACATATATACTGAATTTGTAAGTATAAATTATGATACAGAAGATCCAAAAAGAACTTTGTACCTTCATAAACACAATCCTCATTGGAAAGAAGAATATGAGTTAATTGAATCAAGTAATGGATTTATTAGACACATTATCCCAGTCAATGAATTAAAGATTATAAATGATGTAACAAATAGAGGTAAATTAATCCATGACTTTGCTAATCCAGATCTACCAGATCCAGATAAGAAAGAAGCACCGGGTTTAGTTGAAGCTTTAGTTGAAATTAATAAAACACTTAAATCAATTCAATTATCATTAAACAATATTCTTAATAAAAAATAAATATGGCACAAAGTGTATTAATCATTGCTGATTCAGGAACCGGCAAATCAACATCAATCAGACATCTAAATCCTGATGAAACATTTGTAATTAACATTGCAAACAAACCACTACCCTTTAAAGGATGGAAAGGGATGTATTTACCTATTTCAAAAGAAAATCCAAAAGGTAATCTTGCATCATCTTCATCTGCTGCAGGAGTAATTAAAGCTATTATGCATGTTAATGAAAAAATGCTACACATCAAGACATTGGTTGTAGATGATTGGCAGTATATGAGTTCTTTTGAATATTTTGATAGAGCAAATGAAAAAGGTTATGAAAAATTTACTCAAATTGCAGCAAATTTAGCTCAAGTAGCTAAACTACCTAAAGATTTAAGAGATGATCTAACTGTATTCTTTTTAACTCACTCAGAGGATGCAACAGATATTAATGGCAATAGAAAAATTAAAGCAAAAACAATTGGTAAAATGATTGATAATACTTTAACTTTGGAAGGCTTATTTTCAATTGTTTTATTTGGCAAAGTTAGTAAAAATGATGATGGTGAACTTATCTATGGTTTTGAAACACAAAACAGCGGAGAGAACACATGTAAATCACCCCAAGGTATGTTTGAGGAAAACTTCATCCCAAACAATCTGCAATTTGTAAAAGATTGCATCAAAAAATATGAAGAATAATAAACAAATTAATTAAAAGAAAAATTATGTTAAGTACTAAAGGAATGTCAGCCGGTTCAGGCAAAGAAAAACCAGTAATTGGAACAGGAAATCACAAAGTAAAAATCAATTCAATTAGTTTTGATAAAACCCCTTATGATGCAAATGCATACAACATCATGTTGCATGTAGAAACAGAGCCTTTAACGGGAGATTTTCAAGGATTTTTGAAGGATATGAATAAGCCTGATGGGGCACGTTATGAAGGTCAAGTAGGAAGAGTTAGATTTTCACCTTATCCATATAAAGACACCATACTACCTAATGGAAAAGAAATCAGTAGAGATACTGAAATTCAAAAAGCAATGATATTTTTAGCTGAAGCTTTAGATAAAAGAGCCGGATTGGATGCTATTCAAGCTAACACAATTGAAGACTTCATGGCAAAGTGTAATGTATTGTTGTCAAGTCCAACATATGTAAATATGTGTCTTGGTGCACGTGAATGGGAAAACACCGAGGGTTATGTAAACAATGATCTTTATTTACCCAAAGTTAGTAAAGAAGGTGTACCCATAGAAGCATTGAATGTTGAGAAATCAAAATTATTGATTTTTGATAGCAATAATCCTAATCACTTAAGAAAAATAGAAAAGAAAAATTCACCTACAACGGAAAAGTTTGAACCTACTTCAACTGCTTCTGGTGATGATTTTGATTTATAATAACTAATTTACTAATGGGGCTGACTGAGATACGTCAGTCCCATTTTTATTTATATTTTTATGTTTAACACAAAAAATTTAGTATTAGAAGAAACAGATGTTCCAAGCTATTGGGTATTTCAATATTATTTAAACTTATCAGAACCCTTAACAGGTCAAGATGTAAAGATAAAATCAATCTTTAATCCTAATGACAAAACTCCTAGTTTTTGTGTATATGTAGATAAATCTATAAATGTATATAAATTTAAGGATTTCTCAACTGGTAAAAACGGTAACAAGATAGACTTAGTCAAACTTATGTTTGATTTAGAATATAAACATGCTGTTAGAAAAGTAGTAGAAGATTACAATAGCTATGTTAAAACAAATGATTTTGAACAAGTATCTTTTAAAGTTCAAGCAAAATGGGAAATTGATTTTATCAATACAAGACAATGGACTGAAAATGATGGCAAATATTGGTTAAATTTTAGAATAGGTTCTAACTTGTTAAAAGAATATAATGTAAAACCTATTGAGTATTATAACTTAATTAAAGAAGAAGAAGGTGAAGTAAGAAAATTAAAAATTGAAGGACATTCTATTTATGGATATTTTGATAAAAATGATGAATTATATAAAATATATCAACCATCAAGTAAACATAAATTCCATAAAGTAAAATCATATCTTCAAGGTTTTGATCAATTGACTTACACTGAACCTTATTTAGTAATTTGTTCATCATTAAAAGATGCCTTGTGTCTTAAAAGTATTGGTTATAATATTGAAGTATTAGCACCAGACAGTGAGAATACAATGATAAAACCCCATGTTATTGAGCACTTAAAAAAGAAATATAAAAAAGTGATTACATTCTTTGATAATGATACTGCAGGCAATCTAGCTATCAATAAGTATAAAACCTTATATAATCTAGATGGTCTTACTTTACCTTTATCTAAAGATATTAGTGATTCTATGCGTGAACATGGTTTTGATATTGTACATCAAACACTAAAACCTTTACTTAAAGAAATTTTAAACAAATAAAAAAATGAAATGGTTTATACCGGGCTCAGTCCCAAGTAGTAAAAATGGTAGAAGATGGACTGGCAAGTATTTTATAGCAAGTAAAACAGTTGTAAACTATAGAAAAGTAGCTAAAGAATATTATGCACAGTATGCAGAAGAGTTTAAAGCTGAATTAGCCAAACATCAACAACCCGTAAATATCCAATTTACATTTATCAGAGGCAGCAAACATAAGTTTGATTATATTAATCCCGCACAAACAGTGCAAGATGATATGGTTACATTTGGTTGGATTGAAGATGATAATGCTGATTGTATATTACCTGTATTTGTAGAGTACAAATATGACAAAGTTAATCCTGGAGTAATTATAGAAATTTTACCAGATGGCAAGAATAACAATTGAAGAGTTTTTTTTATTACGTGAAATGTTTATGGGTCTAGAAGAAGACTTTCAATTAGCTTTAGAAAATTATAAAAACTTAGATTTTGATGACAAAGATATTTTAAATTTATTATTTACTAAATCATTGTTGTTTAATAAAAGATTACATTTTATGAAAGCTATTGATAGACTTTATACATCTGGAGAATTAATTAGTAAAAATATTAACTCTGCAGTAAAAGATGTTGGAGACCATATTGTTTACAAAAAAATATTATTAAAAATATTATACCCACAAAAATGATAAATATACAAGATAGTGTTGCAAGAAGCACTAAAACTTTAATTTTAGATGAGCCCTTTTACGGGCTTTTTTTAATTGGTATAAATAAACAATTCAGTGATCGTATACCTACAGCAGGTGTAAGTAAACACGGAATTGGTATGCAGTTAACAATTAACCCTAATTTTTTTACTGAGTTAAGTGAATTACATAGAGTTGGATTGATTAAGCATGAATTATTACACATAGCATTTGGACATCTATTGTTAAGAGATCTATATACTGATCACAAGTTATTTAATATAGCTGCAGATCTAGAGATCAACCAATATATTAGTTCAAATATGCTACCAGATGGTGGATTATTACTAAGTAGTTTTCCTGAATTAAATCTTCCTATTAAAGCAGGAACTAAAGTCTATTATGATTTATTAGAACAAGCCAAACAAGATGGAACATCTCCTTCATTAGATTCACTAATGGGTCAAATGGATGGTGAATCAGAGTATTGCCATAGTACATGGAAAGAGTTTGATGAGTTACCAGAAGCTGATAAAAAACTTGTTCAAAAACAAATAGATCATCAGTTAAAAGAAGCTGCAGAACAAACTGTTAAAAAACAAGGAAGTGTACCCGGTGAGTTAAGTGAATTAATTGCAAAGTTATTTCATATTGAGCCGGCTAAATTTGATTGGAAAGCTTACTTAAGAAGATTTGTTGGAAACTCATCTGTAGTGTATACTAAAAAGTTGAGACGTAAATACAATAAAAGATATGCAGAAAACCCAGGACTAAAGATTAAATTTAAAAATCATATTCTTGTTGGTATTGACACATCTGGATCTGTAAATACATCAGAGCTTAAAGAATTTTACAATGAATTGCATCACATGAATAAAACCGGTCATAAGATTACTGTTGCACAGTGTGATACATCACTTAGAATTGTAGAAGAATTTAATCCAAAAAAAGATTGGAATATACATGGCAGAGGTGGAACAAGTTTTCAACCTGTAATTGATCACTATAATGAAAAGAAGTATTATACAGCATTAATATATCTAACAGACGGTGAAGCATGTGCTCCATCAGATTGTCCAAAGAATGCGCTATGGGTATTAAGTAGCATATCTCAAATGAATGAAGAATTACCAGGTAAAGTAATAAAATTAAATTAATTAAAAAACATGGCACAAGTAAATTTAAACGTAACAGAATTAAAAGGATTTGTAAATCACATTATTACAAACAACAGATTTTTACAAGCACAGGGTAAACAATCTGTATCAGTAGAAGTATTAGGAGAATCAGGAATTGGTAAAACATCTACCATTGTTGAGCTAGCTAAAGAAAACAACTTAAACTTTGTAAAGGTTAACCTTGCACAGATAGAAGAGTTAGGTGACTTAGTAGGATTCCCAGTACGTCAATTTCAAATGTATAAAGAAACAAGAGTTTCAGAATCAAAAATAGATGATTTATCCTATACTGCAGCACAAAGAACAGCTGCATCATCAGACCTTGCCAACATGCAAACAGCAGTAACAAAAAAAGTTGGATTATGGGTTGATGAACTTGCGGTTCAAGAATATCTTAAAACAGGATATAAAATGACAGGTAAGAACAGGATGTCTTATTGCCCACCAGAGTGGATTGCTGATAAAAAAGAAGGTGGTATTTTATTACTAGATGACTGGAATAGAGCTGACACAAGATTTATTCAAGCAGTTATGGAGTTAATAGATAGACAAACCTATATCTCTTGGACATTACCAAAAGATTGGCATATCATATTAACAGCAAATCCAGACAACGGTGAGTACATGGTAAACTCAGTAGATGCTGCACAAAAAACCAGATATGTTACAGCAAACCTTAAGTTTGATATAAACGTATGGGCACAATGGGCAGAAGAAGCAGGTATTGACTCAAGATGTATTAACTTTTTATTGTTACATCCAGAATTAGTTACTCTAGAAACAAATGCAAGATCTATTACAACATTCTTTAATGCTATATCTAGCTTTGATAACTTTGAATCTAACTTATCATTAATTCAAATGATTGGTGAAGGTTCTGTTGGAGATACATTTGCTTCTATGTTTACTACATTTATTAACAACAAACTGGACAAACTGGTAACACCTAAAGATTTATTGACTCATGACAATGAATCATATATTTTAGGTGAGTTAAGAGGTTGTATTGGTAAAGATGATACATACCGTGCGGACATTGCTGCTACATTAGCAACAAGATTAGCAAACTATTCAGTTGTTTACAGTAAAGATAATACTGTAGGACAAAAAATATCAGACAGATTGATCTCTCTTTGTACTAAAGACTATTTTACTAATGATCTTAAGTATCTAATTGTACGTACAATCTTTAATGGTAATAAACAGAAGTTTAACCGCATAATGTTAAACCCTGATATTGTTAAGATGACTATGAAATAATAGTCAAATTGTTTGGATGGTAACAAGTTTAATTGTATATTATTCTTGTTACCATTAAACAATTATATTATGAAAAAATGTACTAAATGTAAAGTAAATAAATCTTTAACTGATTATCATAAGTCAAAAATAAGTAAAGATGGACATGTATCTGCTTGTAAAGTTTGTGAAAGCAAAAGAAAACAAGATTTATATGATCCAATTAAACATAATGAAACGTATGAAAAAGGAAAAGTCAAATATTTAGCCAGACAAAAAGTTTATTATGCAGAAAATAAAGAAGTAATTAAAAAAACTTCTAAAGCATATTATAAAAAAAATAAACAAAAATGGTTAGAAGCTGGCTGGAAAGCTAAAGGTATATTTAACAGACAAGGTAAAATCTTTACAAAAGAAGATTTTTATTATGAATTAACAAGAGCAAATCAAGAATGTGAAATATGTCATAATGATGGCAATGAGCACAAAAAAGGATTGTGTGTTGATCATGACCATAACACAGGTATTGTTAGAGGTATACTTTGTGGTCACTGTAATGTGGCTATAGGTATGTTTAAAGATGATATAATTAAATTAAACCAAGCAATAAAATATTTAAAAAATGAAATTAATTAACAAAATGATGATGGATCCTAATATCATCAGAATGACAATGAAATAAGATGGCAAATAAATCAGTTTATCAATCATATGGTGCTGGTGCTTTAAATTACTTTGGATTAGATAGTGCCCCATATTATGGGGTTCTATCATCCAATGTGATTGAAGAAGTATTAGTTACACAAGATGAAACAACATTCAAAAAAATACAAAATATATTAACAACCAGTACTGAAAATAGTACAACTTTTAAAACCAAAAAGAAAGCTTTTGTATTACCTAAGTGTAATGTTTCATTAGATAGAATTAAATCTGCTCTAAAAGAACATGGTATAACTGTAATAAATGATTATGAATTAGCTGATATAATTATTACCCATGAAGATGTCTATGAAAGATTTGACAGTGGAAATATTATTAAGTCAACTGTATTAATGGCCAAGTTATGGAACTATCAAACACTTCAAGAAACAAACGGTTCAGTCTCAATCGTAGATGATTATCCCAGAGATGTAATTTTTGATGGTAATTTAGCTAGCAAAGTAAAATATCATCATTGTATTACAGGAGATTCATTATATGATGAATGGATGATTACCGGTATGGCCATAAATCTTGCTCACAGAATTGAATTAGGTTTAATAGCAACAATTGATGTAAATACAGTAATTTATGAATCAGCTAACAAACAGGTTTTAAATGAAACACTATTGGAAGATATACAAAAATATCTACAATCCTATAGTGATGAAGATAGAGCTATGGCTGCAAAAGTTATCCCAACAATTGATTACTTACAAAACTATCATTTACTATGGGAGTTTGCGCATAAAGCAGAACGTTATATGTATCATTATAATAGAGACAAAGATGTCCAGTATTGGCTAGAACAATCTAACTTCAATAAATTCTGTAGAAAAAATGCACATGATATGATTCTTTGGTTAGAAAGTAATGAAAAACTTGACTCAATAAGTTTTAAATATTTAGAACCAATTGTTAGAAGAGAAATTCATATTAGTAACAGAGAGTTATATGTATTTAAAGTACAAGTAAAACCAGAATATTTAAAATACGCAAAATAAAAATGGAAAAAAAACATTATACACTAAACATAACATTTTCACCTGAACATATAACATTATCTGATGGAAAAGAAAAAATAACTATGGCATGTTTTAAGCTAAAATATGATGGTTATTATTTTGGTAGATCTCAAAGTTGGTATCCTAATAGTAAAGAACTTGCTTTATTAAATGTAGTTACTTCAGATAAAACAATTGATCTACAAAATAAAAAAATATATAGATATCCAGACCTTGAATTACCAAGACAAAAGGTTGATTTACTTAAAACAAAATTTAATGTAAAAATCATTAGAGATGCAAATAGTGCAGATATTCATATTGTGTCAGATAAATTAATAAGTAATTTAATTACACTTGATTGGGGAAATTCAGTTTCATATGCTGAAATGTTTGAAATATTTACTACTTTAAAAGTAAATGATCACTTAAGTGAGTCTGGATTAAATGAATGTAAAGATATTTTATCTTTAATAGAAAAAGATGCTTACATAAGAATTAATATTATTAAAAATCATACTGCAGCAGATGATATTAGAAGTAAATTAGCCAGCTTTCAGCGTCATGGTAGTAATAGAGATATAATTATTAAAGACAATGACGTTGCTATTTATGAGCAGTTACGTGATGCAAAAGCATTAATTGTAAGAGATGTTGAAATCAATAAAATTATATCAGAAGATTTAGCAATAATAGATGAAGATCAATTTGATCAAGTATCTAAAATGATTACAAGTCAAGACAAAGACAATAGAACTTTAGCTGTAGAAATGCTGGCTAATTGTAATGTTGAAGAGTCTTTTGATATTGTAAGCTATTTATTCTTTTGGTATTATGATTGGTTTAAAGATACCAACAACTGGAATAACATTAATGTAAGAACATTGCGCAAAAGACTTGAAAAGTTTTCAGGTAGTAAAGACAATAACCGTCAATGGGCATATGATCAGTACATAACGTTATTACAAGCTGAAAATAAAATGACAGAATTTATTGTTAAAAAAACAATTCAAAAAATGTATGATTCAGTAATTAAAAACACTTTTGGTTGTAAAAACAATGTGTTCTCTATAGATCTAGAATCTATTTATTTAGAAGACAAATATAAAAACTCAATAATAAAAAAAGAAGAATGTATAGAGATTTAGCAAAAGAAGAAAAGTTTTATGCAAATAAAAACTTTAAATTTAGTTATTCATCACTGAATAAACTATTGTTTTCACCTTCCTTATTTTATAAGGATTATATTTTAGAAGACCGTGAGATCAGAACTGATAAGCATTTAGTTGAAGGTAAGTTAATTCATTGTTTATTATTTGAAGAAGATAAACTTAATGATAAGTTTAATATCTTACCGGGTAAGCTTCCTGCAGACAGTAATATCAAAGTATTGACTGTATTGTATAATACTACAGTTAACCGCGCTTTAAGTTTATTAAGTCAAGACCCCACATTTCAACAAGAAATATTAAAGGTATTGATTGACCAGAACTTATATCAAACACTTAAGTTAGATGATGCAAGGTTAGAAAAAATACAAACTGCAGATAATGAGTCTTATTGGGAATATCTAAAAAATAGCAGCAAAGATGCAATTGATGGAGATACGCTAGCAAAATGTAAAGATCAGGCTGAAAACATTAAAAGTAATAAAGACGTAATGGCTTTGTTTGAAGATGTTCAAACTGATTTTGAGTTAGACCCTATTGAAACACATGCAGAGAAGTATTTGACATCTGATTTATTAGGAAAACCTTTTGGCCTTCATGGTTACCTGGATTACTATAAAATTAATCACTCTACAAAAACAGTAACAATCTGTGATCTTAAAACAACAAGTAAAACAATCTCAGAGTTCAAAGAAACCATTGATTTTTATAATTATTGGTTGCAAGCAGCTATATATTGCAAATTAGTTTTTGCTAATTTAGCTGAAACTGAACAAGAATACAATATTTTGTTTAAATTTGTTGTTGTAGATAAATACAATCAAGTATATGTTTTTGATGTGACAGATGAAACATTAAATGGTTGGGCTGTTGCTTTAGAAGATGTAATTGAAAGAGCTAGTTATCATTATGCAGAAAAAAATTATTCATTACCATATGATTTCCTTCTAGGAAACATTAAATTATAACTATGAAAGGTGTATACACTGATTATTTTCAAAAAAGCAAAGTATTTCTTTATCCTCTATTGAGGTTTAGATCAGGTTTATCATTTGTTCCCGTGCAGACTTATATCTGCTGGGAACATGTGATTACTGTCAATGAAAATAAGTTTATGTGTGAGTACAATGTAGGTACAACTGAAAAGTTTGAATTGTTCTGCAATTCATATCTTAAAAAGCATCCGTTGTTTCATGAATACATACAACTTGATGAAGACAGACACTTATTTATTTTTGATTTTACCAAATACAAATCAGATTTTAAAAGATTTCTTGATGGACAGTATTCTAAATTTACTTTAGATTCAAAAAACATAATCTTAGACTTTTTTGGTAATAAAGGTAATATTTCAGAATATATCAGTTTGTTTTTATCTCCTGATTCAGCACATAAACTTTATGCAGAAGCCTTAGACGTTCCTTTAAATCAAATTGAAGAGGTTTTTGAAGTTTGCAGTATCCCAGATTTAGAGAAAGAAACCCTTTACTTTAAAAAAAATGAATTATTTTATGAGAAAATCAAAAATAGTTCTATATCTTTGAAAAATTAAAACCAATAATATGTCACAAACAATTGGGCAGAACATGATGCTGGTAACATCTAGTTTCAGAAATGCCAAATCTTTTACCATGATTCCTGTGAGTAATGACTCACCATATGTTGAAGCTATGTATGACCCCGCGTCAGGCATTTTAGCTGTAATTAGTAAGGTGATGAAACAATCCTATCATATGGTTGCAAAACTAGATGAAGATGGTCAACCAATTAGATTAAAAACTCCAAATCCACAAAGTGGTAAAACAGTTAAAGAAGAAAGAAGATTAGTGGATACTTTTTCTGAGTTTTATTTAGCTGATGCTTTAGATATTGAGCAATTTATTCATTTGTTTGCTATTAATGCATCTACATTTGATTATAAAGCATTTTTTGTTGATACTAAAACAACTAAAAAATCTAGCATTATATTGTCAGCATAATATAATTAATCAATAATTTAAAAAAGAAGATGTATTAACGTATATCTTTTTTTTTGCTCTAAACAATAAAATATGAAGCATTGGGTGATGGATTATGAAACATTATCTAATTGTTTTACAGGTGTATTTGAAGATTATAAGACTATGGAAACAAAAGTCTTTGTAATTCATGACCTGCAAAATGATTTAGATGAGTTTGTAAGTTTTTTGAATACAAATATAGCCAACAAAGAGTGGCATATATCTTACAACGGTTTAGCTTTTGATGCTCAAATAACACATTTTATATTGGACAATTATACTGATTGGTGTAATTTTACAGGTTGTGAAGTTGCAAATATCATTTATAAATGTGCACAAAGAGCTATAGAAAAAAGCAATAAAAAAGAGTTTGCTGATTATTCTCAATGGAATATGTCAATTGGTCAAATAGATATCTTTAAGATGCATCACTGGGATAACCCGGCTAAGCGTTCTAGTTTGAAATGGATTCAGTATAGCATGGATTGGGATAACATTCTTGAAATGCCTATTCATCATACGTCAGCAATAACTACAAAAGAAGAGATTGATACAATACTAGAATATTGTATTAATGATGTAAGATCAACCAAAGAAATATACAACAGATCAAAATCTCAAATAGGATTAAGAAAAGAATTGACCAAAACATATGGTATTAATCTATTTAGTGCCTCTGAACCAAGGATTAGTAAAGAGCTTTTTGGATACTACTTATCTGAAAAACTAAATATTCCTAAAAAAGAATTAAGGGACATGAGGACACATAGAGATATCATTAAAATCAAAGACATCATATTACCTTATATCAAGTTTAGTTCTAGTGAATTTAAAACTTTACTGCAAAGATTTAATGCATTAGAAATAAGCGGAAAGAATCTTAAAGGTAGTTTTAAATATAGTTTAAACTATAAAGATGTTAAAACTGACTTTGGTTTGGGTGGTGTACATGGTGCAAAAAGAAGGGGTGTTTATGAGAGCACTGAAGAAATGATTATAATGTCTTCAGATGTTACCAGTTTTTATCCTAATCTTGCAATCAGAAATAGATGGTCTCCAGGACACTTTCCTGTTGATGCATTCTGTGATCAATATGAATGGTTCTTTGAAGAGCGTAAGAAGCTCTCTAAGAGCAATCCAATGAACTATGTATATAAGATTATACTTAACTCTACTTTTGGTCTTAGCAATGATGAAAAGAGCTTCTTTTATGATCCTGAATTGTGTATGAAGATTACAATTAATGGTCAGTTAACTTTGATGATGCTTTATGAGCAAATTATGGAAAGAATCCCCGGTGCAATTGCTTTACTACAAAATACAGATGGTATTGAGACATTAATACCTAGAAAGTATTATGATGAGTATATGGCTATCTGTAAAGAATGGGAAAATATTACTAATTTGTCTTTAGAACATGACCAATACCAAAAATTGGTACTAGCAGATGTGAATAACTACATTGGCATCAATAACTACAAAGAAGTTGATATTACCAAATGGAGAGAGATTAAACAATCAGACCCGCATTACTTGTTTAAAGTGGAAAATGATAAGTTTAGTTATGCACCTGTGAAGTTAAAAGGTAGGTTTGATTTTCATAACTTACAGTTACACAAGAACAAATCAAAATTAGTTATACCAAAAGCAATTTATCAATATTTTGTACATAATGTTCTTCCTGAAGAATACTTGGAACAAAACAAAAATATACTTGATTATTGTATTGGAAGTAAGTCTAATGGTGATTGGAAATGTATGGCCAGATCTATTAAAGAAGGTGATTTTGTAGAAAATGAGCTTCAAAAAATTAATAGATATTACATATCCAAGGGTGGAGTTAAGATTATAAAAGTTAACCGGGTTGACAAAAGAGAAATACAGTTAGAAGCGGGCAAATGGATACAAACAATCTTTAATAAAATGAAAATGGAACCTAAATGGGATTCATACAATATTGATAAAGGTTACTATAGCCAGGCCATTGAAAATGAAATAAACAATATTTTGACTGTATCATCAAATCAATTAAAATTATTTTAAAATTTAAAAAAACACCATAATGATTATAGGAATAAATGGAAAAATAGGTGCCGGCAAAGATACAGTTGGTGCAATAATTAAAGGATTGCTTTTAACAAAAAAAAATCAATCTTCTGAAATTAAAAAGTTTGCAGGCAAACTAAAACAAATTGCTTCAATACTTACCGGTATTCCTATTAAAAAATTTGAAGATCAAAAATTTAAAAATACTAATTTAAGTTCTGAATGGGATTATGCATTAATGGGTGAGGACTGGGTTAATGGTAAACCAGTTCTCATACCAATGACAGTTAGAACTCTTCTTCAAAAACTTGGAACAGAAGCAATGCGTGAAGGATTACATACAAATGTATGGGTTAATGCTTTGTTTGCTGATTATAGAAAAGAAGGAGGAATTGAAGGAGGAGAAAGAGTTGCATCAGATGGAGGATATTATTCTGCTCCTTCTTATAAAGGACAATATCCCAACTGGATTATTACAGACATGAGATTTCCTAATGAAATGGAAGCTGTAGAAAAAAGACACGGTATTACAATTAGAGTAGTTAGACCTTCTTTTATGGTTGATGATAAAGTTATTGCCAAAGATCTTCACCCTAGTGAAACAGCTCTTGATGACGCTAAGTTTGATTATGAAATCATCAATGATAGCACTATGGAAGATTTAGTAAGAAAAGTAAAAGAAATATTAGTTAAAGAAGAATTAATTTAAACAAAAAAAAGATGGATTATTTTGAATTAGAATGCGCAGTAGAAGCATGGGCAGAAGAAAAAGGTATTTTAGCTAATGCCACAACACTTAGACAATGTGATAAAACACAGGAAGAAGTTAATGAATTATACACTGCTATTAGAGAGGACAATCGTCCTGAGATCATTGATGCTATTGGGGACATTGTAGTTACATTAATTATTCAATGTAAAATGCAAGGTTTATCTTTAGAAGAATGTCTTGAATCAGCATACAATGTAATTAGTAAAAGAACCGGTAAAATGGTTAATGGACAATTTGTAAAAAACAATTAAACTAAAAAAATGAAAAATTTATTCCAATATGCAGTAATTCTGCATGAAAATGACAAAGATGGTGTTTATGTTGATTCAAAAATCATCATTGAACCAACCACAGCATTAGCTAAATCAGAGAAAGACCTTGTATTTAAAATTACAAGACAAATTCCCGAAGAATATGCTGTAAATCCTGATAATGTTCAAATTATAATCAGAAATTTTTAAGATCTCCTGGGTTTTCCAATACCTTTAGTAGTAGTACTATAGGTAGCACAGGAGGTACTTTTGGAAATAGTTTCTTTACAGGTACGGGTAGTACAAGTACTACAAATGGTTTTTTTACAGCAACGGATGGTAATGTGGGTATTGGTACTTCTAGTGCATATTCACTAACAAATGCATTAAATATAAACAATTAATATTTATTTTTTGTTTATCTAAACATTTTTTGTACATTTACACTTTAAAAGTTTAAGAATATGGGTTATAATAAACCAAAAGAAACCACTAGAAATTATCTAGAAAATGCACCTTTACCAAATCATGGTAAAAGTTATACAGTTATATCACATAAACAAGTGATAGATAGCACAAAACAACTGCTAGAAGACAGCGGTTTTATTATCCAAAAAGAATTATATAGAGCAAATATGGATGCCAATGTAGCACAAGGCATATATCATATCTTACCAATCAACACTGTTGATCCTACTATTATGGAGGAGAAAGAGTTGGGAATGATGTTTGCCTGGACAAATTCTTATGATAAGAGCACACGTTTTCAATGTGCAATAGGTGCATATGTTATGGTTTGCCATAATGGTATGGTTGCCGGTGACATGATGAACTTTAGAAGAAAGCATACTGGTTCTGCTGATCATGATATTAGAATGCAAATTTCTAATCAGATCAAGAATGCTGAAAAGTATTATAAACGCATTCTCAATGATAGAGATGCAATGAGAAATACTGAATTATCATTACAAGAGCAAGCTGAGATTGCTGGAAGACTTTATATCAATGAAGATATCCTTGATGCTGCACAAATGTCTTGTGTTAAAGCTGAGTTAGAGAAACCATCATATGATTACCAATGTGATCAACAAAATGCTTGGACATTCTATAACCATGTTACACATGCATTAAAAAAGGCTCACCCAAGAGATTGGTTATCTGATAGTCAAAACTTTCATGATTTCATGACAGCTAAAGTATTATCAAAGATGAACATTACAATGAGTGATGCATTAGATTTATCTGAATTTAATACAACTCAGGACGCAGATTTAAACATCACTATGCAAGAATGGAATGAAAATGCCATTGAGATAGATGAAGATATTACGCGTTCAAGATTAGTACAGGATGTCTATCTAATGAAAGATTAATTATGTGGACTTTGTTAGCAGCTATATTTGCGTTTATATGCTTTTATTTGTGCATAACAAATGATCCAAAATAATTATGTAGGTAAACCAACAGGGGATGGGTAAAACTATCCCCTTTACCTTTTAAAAAAATGAGTAAAATAACTAAAGATAAAGCAAAAGAAATTTTTATTAAGTTGGGTAAAGCTGACGGAGAAAAACATATATTACAATGTTTATATCTAGTAGATTTAGATTTTAAGCTAGCTGAACACTGGAATAAAATTTTAACTGCTTTTTATATATTAACTGAAAAAAAATAAAATATGAAAGAAGAAACAGAACATATAAACTTTAAACCAATTAATTTCAATTATGTTGGTTGTTATTGTTTAGGAGGAAATGTTGGAATGAAAATTTATTTTAAAACTAAACCAAAGTGGTTTCATAGAAAAATGATGAAACTATGTTTAGGATGGGAATGGCTTGATAATTAGTTTTACTATCTTAATGTGTCTTATAACGCACAAATAACTTAATTTTGTGCGTTATAAGGGACATTATTATTCTTTTACAGGAATAGGAGTTCCTACAGGATAAGGAGCACCAACTTTAGCTGCTGTAATTGATTTCATTCCTGATTTTACAGCAACAGCTTTACGTAATGGTACAGCTGCTTCATTCAAGGGCCCATAGCACTTAGCTAATACAATACCTGTTGAAGTTGTATCAAATATTACTGCAGGCATACAAAACATATTACTTTCACTTGTAGATGGTGAATCAGTATTTACTACAAATGCTCTATTGTTTGGTGGCAATAATTCCCATTCTTTAGTTTCTGGATTAAATTGAGGAACACTATCAGTAGAATCAAAATACCAAAACAAAGACCAAACAGTACTATCTGTTCCATCAGGAGTTTTAAAATTATTTTCTACATTGAATTCACCCCAAGTACCACCACTACCATACATAGCTAAGTTAGAAATTGAAGGGCCATCTAATACAGGACAAATGGCACAACCTTCATCATAAGTTACACCTTGAATAACAATCTTTTTACCTGTTGGTACTGCACCAGATGCACCACAAAAAGCAAATTTACCTTTGTGAATTCTTAGTACACCAGCTTCTCTTTCATCAAGATCATCTTGTTGTTTTGCACAGCCAATCAACATTGTAATTGTTACTGCCAATAATAATAGTTTTTTCATAATTAACATTTTTTTGATTTTTTCATTTCACCACCTTTTTTCATCTGACTCATTGAACCAGATGGTACAAAACTTGGGTTAGGTGCAACCGGTTTTTTAATTTTAAAAGGGTTTAATTCAGCACTTGATGTATTACTTGTACGTGACTGGGTGCTTCCACCTATTTGATATTTTTTCATATTATTTATTTTTAAATGCTTGGATATACTTCAACTCTTATAGTAGCTAAATTAAATAAACCATCTTCATATATACCCACCATATTATAAGAACTAAAAGTTATTACTGTAGTGCTAGTTCTTTCAATAGATGCACAGTAAGGTTTTACAGCATTTACATCTGGTGTAATATATACTGCTGTTTTATTAAGTGTAAAAACAGGTTGAAGACAAGTTATTGTATATACGCCAACACTAACATAATCTAATACAACACTAAAACCTAAAGTAGATTGTAAAGCTATTGGGTCTGGATCTATACCCGGTACCCCATTTTGACTAACTAATAATACAAGTTTTTTAGGTTCAACACCATTATCAATTGCATTAGTAATCCTACCTTGTGCATCAATAGTAAGAGTTGTATTATTATATGTACCTGCTACAACAGCAGTATTATCTAAATTTAAAGTAATACCAAATCCTGAAGCTACAACTGATGATAAACCAGTACCTCCAGCAATTGTTAAAATTTCACCATTAGTTATTGTATCTGGAGAACCAGTATCACCACTAACATTAAAGTTAGTCATTGTACCACTAGGAATAGGGGTTTCAACAATATCTCCTGAAGATGTTGTAGCTAATAAATATACAGGTGTTCCTGTAAAAGAATTTATACCATATTTATTTAACTTTAATTGTCCTGCACCTGATAACTCAAGTTTGTTTGCAATAGTACCTGCAAGATTTGTTGTTATAATAAATTTTGATGTATCACCTCCAGCAAATGAAGTCCACGCATAAGCAAGAGAACCAGCAGAAGTAAGTGTTGATGTACCATCTTCAATATTAAAGTTAATATCAGCTCCTAAACCAACAGTAGCAGGACCAGTATTACATGTATTATATATATCTAATATTGTAGCTATACCTGTATTATTACTACCAAAACGTTCAAATTTTCCAGGAATACCGTTATTAGAATGACTAGCATATATACCACCAAGTGCACC